CGCTTTATTTCCTAGTATTGTTTCTCGTAGCGCATTAGAATGGGGTGAATATTACAGAGATATTAACCGCAAGTCTGGTTCTATGAACCGTAGCGCGTTACGGTATGTTCAAGACAGGAAGTATTCTGCGTCTAGTCTTAGCCGTGCTGGTGACTATATGTTATTGGCTGGCGACGGTTCTTTACAATTATTAAGTGATATTTATGGATTAGGTTTAGGCACTGACGCATCTTCTGCCCCTGGGCGCATCAGTCAAAAAGCCCGCGATGCGTTAGATATGTGGTCCAGCGCAGGATTACGCGCCCAAGCCCACAAAGAAGCGTTGTTGGCTGGTGGATTAAGCAAAGGCGAATATGAATATCATTTGTCTGGTTATAAACAAGATATGCACGACTTTATTGCGTTGCAGAAGAAATTGTTCCCAGAAGAAAAGGCTATTGCAGAAAACTTAAAGAAGTTAAACAAATCTGACCTTGTTACGTTTGGTCGTGGTCCTGGTGACAAAACCACAGCAGGAAGCGGTGTTTGGACTGCTTTGGCTGGGAAAGTAGCAAAAGACATATTTCGTAACGCAGGCGGTATGCTGGAAAGTTACTGGGGCGAATCAGTAACCAGAAACGCTTATGCTTCTAGGGAAGCGTTCTTAGGACGTGTTAAGACTGGTGGTAAGATAATCGGAAGTGTTATTGGCGGTCTTCTTGGTGCTTTAACTGGCAACCCTATGGCTATGGGTGCTGGATATGCAGCAGGGGGCGAAATTGGTGGTTTGTTTGGTTCTTATGGGGAAACCAAATTTAAGGCAGATGTCCGTAGTTCTAACGATATGATGGCCCGTATCAGAAATCAGGCTTTATGGGGAAGCGGATACAACACTTATTTTGCCAAGGCTATTACAGATGTTGGAATCGCAAACGGTGAATCTGCTATGGGCGGTTTAGCCGATAGGTCAATGTCTATGCGTGCGCGTATGATGCTAGGGCAGGTTGGCGAACAAGAGATGCTTTATATGAGTATGATGCCAAACTACTACGCAGCGTTGATGGCAGGCGTCACAGGACCAGAACTTATGCGTATATATAAGAACGACCTGGATGCGATTGGCGATTCTTCTATGAAGTATTTGGTTGGTCAGGCGATTGGAAACACCGAAGCACTTGCCACAGCACAAAACCCATACTTTAATTCCTTTTATAATTCTGTGGCTGGAACTAGCGCGGGGTATGAACGCAGTTTAAGTGGCTTAACAGCAGGATTTTACAGAGGTCGTGAAACAGGCGCATTAGAAACAATGGTTCGCGATGTAGAAGAAATCTTTTCTTCTGGCAGACGTGGCAACAGATTGATTTACCAGGGCGGTTATACAAATCGGACTTATCAAGAATACCAAGATGTTATGGCTTGGTTAAAGGGTAACAATGTTCAGTTTGTGAATAATATTGTGTTACCAGACGGCGAAGTGATAAAGTCCGATGTGAAGACTGCAGACGAAGTTTATATGAACACATTACAATCATACAGCGTTGGAGGATAAAAATGTTATCACCATACTTAAAACCGCAAGCATTAAATGGGGGTATGTTAAGTTCTAGCAAACTGACAGGAATCCTTTATGGGAGTTCTGATGCGTTAGACAAACGCAATTCGAGCGTGTTTGCTTCTGCAGTTCAGGTTTTGGATGCTGCAAAGGATGTTGCGGAAACTATTGCCAACGCCACAGGTGTTCGTTCCCCATACTTTATAATTGGGGAAATTCCAAAAAATACATCAAACCCACAATACATTTGGTCAAGTTATGATAAGCCAGCCCAAGGGATAATGAGAGCAGTTGCTAACGCTTCTGCGCGTTTTGGATATACACAGCCTGGTGTTATTATTGACTGTTTGGGAGACGTTAATGCTAATATGTCGGTAGAGTTCACTACTAAACCGTTAGTTTATTTGTCAAACAGTGTTGTAGATAGTAGAATAAGAAAGCCGACCATCATTAAAGCAACGGTTGCTGTATCAAATCATTTGGCGGACGATGCAGAAGGTCAGGCGTTAAATCAGGTAGCGGCGTGGGACCCAACGGGCGCATCTGACTATATTAGGGACGAATTGCTTTATGGTGGTTATACCCGTGCACAATATGCGTTATACAGACTGCGCTGGTTAATGGAAAACGGACAGCCGTTTACTGTTTATACGCCACACGGGTATTATGAAAATATGTTAATTCAATCTATTGCGCCCAAGACAGACGAAAGTACTATGGATATGCTTTTGTGCGACATAACATATCAGGAAGCAATTTTGGCTGCACCGTATTCTTCGGGGGATGACCTTAACAAACGGTCTGCGACCAGAAACGTTATTAAACCTGACACAGAAACAAAACTTGGCAAATCTATTAGGGGCTGGTTGAACGATACTAGCGTCGGGGCAGTAAAATAAGGGTTAAGATATGACAAGGCAAATATACAAACTTGAAGTAGCATCAGATGAACAGAGCATAGATTTATTAAATGGATTCACAGCGAAGATATTTTTTGACCGTTGCTATAAACGTTGGTATTATAATTTATATTATCTTAACGACTTGGTTGCGGCAGGGATTGCGTTAAACCCAGACACTGCACCGCTGTTAGGATACACACAGGGTAATTTGGGGCTTATAGACGAAGGCGACCCAAAGCAAGGTTATGAGCCTTTTGAAGAATTAGGACAAAGATTATCTTTAATGGAGATTTCTGAATGAAGATAAAAGATAATTCTTATAATTTTGGCAGATGTTTGAAGGTAACGTTTACAAATATCTTAAACGATGAGATGACCTCTTTTACCATTGAACACGCCCCAGACTTAAATCGTGATTTGTATGTTGCGATGGATGTGACGGTAACAGACAGACCAAGCGCGTCTAGCAAGGGCAATCCTGGTTTTCAGGGCACGGTGACTGTTTTTAACCCGACAAAAGAATTACTAAACGTTATTAACGGTGGGGCAACTTGGGTTTCTGACTATGTAAACGAAAACCAGTCTGCATCCCAGAAGATGAACGCTATTGACCGTTTCTATGCTAGTCGTCTAACTTGCACAATAAGTGCTGGGTATATCAACGACAACGGCGAACCATCTTATACGGTAATATTGAAAGGCTATGTAAACGGTTCTTCTTTGGCAAGAAAGGGTGTGGAAGAAGTTTTAACCTTTGGTGTGTTTGATATAGATATGATGCGGGAATCGCAGATTGTAGAAAAAGAATCTAGCAAAAAGACGGAAGCAGACCGTATCCTAGATATGCAGAACACAAATAAATTTGAAACTACTTGGTATCAAACGCTTGTGAAGTATATCAAACAGTGGGAAGTAGAGCGTATCCCTGACCCACAAAGTATGCCTGAAACACGGCGTAAAAACGCTTATAACTTTTTATCCACACGCCCACAACAACAGATTACACCGTTGGCGGAAGACAGAAGTAGAATAACGAACGAGGATTTCCCGTTAATTCCTGTTAGCAACTTTGACAGGCAAAGGGAAGATTGGTTTGAAATAAAGTTCGTTAAAAGTGTATCTGATTGGTTAGCGCGTACCCGCAACGGTGGTCGCGATTGGGGTGGTGGCGCCATAGACGTAAAACTTCAGGAAGCGTTAACGGCCTATGTTATGCCTGCAAATAACGCCGTCTATGGTATCAACCTTGCGCAAATGCTTGACGGTTTGTGTGCTGTCGTTGGAAGAATTGGCTGGCACAGGGATATTACCAATAGAACCAGAAACACATATTTGATATACGAATTAGGTAACGAACCTTTGTGGGTTTCAAAAGATAAGGCAGATATACAGATATGGAATTATCAAAACCTGCTTGAATCCCCGTCAGTTAGTGGTGCTGGGATTATGACAGTAAAGATGGTGTTTAATCCCGAATGTGTTTGTCACAGAACACTGGCGCTTATTTTGGACCCAACAGTTGTTTCAAAAGACGGGGCTACCCGAGATATATCAGGGTTAGAATCTGGGCTGTATGGAAGTATGGCTACACAGTCTTCTTTGGCGAACTTTGGTAATGTTCAAATATCGGGTTCTAACGCTGTTGCGGCGCTAAACAAAGGTGTTCAAGACGGAAAGTCCCGCGGGTATTTGTTTAATATAGGCTTCCCTATTGTTAGTGTCAAACACGAATTAAGCACGTATGGGAATAATTGGTCAACCACAGTTCAGACTGTTCCTGCAACAGTTGGACTGAAATACAAAAAGGGTGTGTAATGTTTGGGTATCCTGAAGACGCAATAAAGTCTATGTATTTGATTAAGACACACTATATTATGAAGGTGATAGAGTTTCACCCTGAAGACCAAACCGTGGACTTAATTCAGGACGTGTATGAATATTGCAATACGATGTCTGGCAATATGTCCATAAAGAACGAACTTGGTTATGATGTAACGGTAGGACTACAGAAGCCAACTGTGCTATGGGGAATCCCTGTTAAACAGTTGCGCTGGGGACAGTTTACTATTCAAGCGTGTCCACAGCCTGGCGATACTGGATATATTGAAGTCTTTACAAACGACATTACATCTTGGGTGCAGAATGGCGGATTAAACGTTCCAAATTCAGACAGACACTTTGCTAAAGAAAGTTGCGTCTTTGTTCCTTTTGTGGCCAACAAAAAGAATGCTTTGGAAGATTATGTGTCGGACGAAAAGACACTGGTTATCAAATCAAAGAACGCCAGCATAACCCTAACAGATGACGGTGAAACATCTGATGTAAAGGTTGTTGCCAAAACAATAACAATGGAAGCAGAAAATGGCGTGTCTATTACAGGCGACGTGGCTATTGACGGCGATGTATCTTGCACAAAGACTGTAACCGCAGATACAGACGTTGTTGGTGGTGGCGTGTCGCTTAAAGACCATACTCATCAATTTACATATAGTGCTGGTCCAACAGCAGGTGCACAAGGTGAAACAATCGCACCAATACCACAAGGAGAATAAAATGTTAGCGTGGAATATGGATAAAAATAACGACCTTGTTTTAACAAAGACAGGGCAAATATCTATGGTTAACAAACTTGACGAACTGCGCGTAGCGTTAGACGCTGCGTTGCAGGTTGTTAAAGGTGAATTGGAAGATTCTACCCAAGGGGTGGATTACTTTGGTGTTGTGCTATCTGACACACCTTTGAGTTTGAAGGTGCAGGAATTAGCCAGGGTTATTAGACAGAATACAGAAGTGAACGATGTTAGATTTCTGCGGGCCGAAGCCGATAGGAAGAACAACAAAATAATCTTTTATTTTGAGATAACAAGCATCTATGGCGACTTCGCTTATGACAATTCATTTGAGATTATTTAATATAGCGGTTATACTTAGAGCAAAGAGGTAAAAAATGGGACAATGGACAGACCAAGGTTTTATAGCAAATCCGATTTCTTATTACAAAAGTGCTATTCAACAAATTTTCGTTGATGCTTTTGGTGACGATTTTGACCTAAACGATAATCTTCCACAGGGTGTTTTGATTCAGCGTCTTGCCGAATTGTTTTATGGTATGGATATGGATGGTGTGGAAGCGTTTTCCCGTCTAAATCTGAATACTATGGGCGGGTTGTTCTTAGATGTTGTGGGCAACTTGCGTGGAATACCGCGTGTTCTGGGCGCCCCACAAACAGGGCTTGTTACAATAACCTGCCAATCAGAGAACTTTGTTCCGTTCACTTTGGCGCAAGGGACAGTATTAACTGTTGTAGAAACCGGCGACCAATTCGAAACAACAAGGGCAACAACCTTAGAATCAGATACTGTTGATGTAGAAGTTGTTTATTCACAGAACGGCAATTCCAGCGCAATCGTTGGTAACACAATGCAGGTTACTGGTTATCCACAGATTTTGAATATGGAAATTATATCTTTGTTTGACGGGACAGAAAACGAAACAGATATATCCTATCGTTCACGTCTTCAAAGAAACTATCCTGCTGCGGTTGGAACTATCGAATACGTTAATAATTTATTGCGGGCGTTACCTTCTGTAAAAGCAGTTGGCTGTTTGTATAATGATACAGATACAACTGTTGATGTGATACCACCGTATTGCACAGAATGGATGGTTGCCCCGACAGAAGATGTTACTGTAGAATCTTTGCCGGTATTTAAGACAGATGTGGCTTCAACGATTGTAGATAATAAAGTTCCTGGGTCACCAACGTATGGCAACACAACGGTTACAGTGCCTGACGCTTTTGGAACACCAAAGGCGGTAAACTTCACGATTGCAACTAAGGTTCCTATTCAAATTTCTGTGACGGTTGCTACACCAGAATCAACAGGGTTTTTTGATTTGAGCAATCTTGCTGAGATAAAAGAACAGGTGGTTGAATACGTCAACAACCTTGAAATAGGAAAGGACGTGTCTTATTCGAGATGTATTGCACCATTTGCTGCAGACAAGGGCTTTGATGTTATTGTCTTTAAGATGAAAACACAGGCGGAATCAGAATGGCACGAAAACGCAAACCTAACAATCGATGCGCGTAATTACGCTTCCATAGAAGCAACAGACATAGCAGTAGGAATATAAAGTGATAGAAAACAATGATTTTCCTTGGTACCTGCAACAGTCAACAGTATTCCTTGGCTTATACACAGGGTTCTTTGATGTTGCGGTTGCTGCAAGTCCTTTGGGCTTAGGTGATGCTTTTAATGTTGACCAGATGACAGGGGCTATGTTGTATAACCTTGGCACTTACTGGGGAATGTCTGGTTCGCCAACCGTTTGGGACGGGTTAATTTATAACCTTGACGAATGGTCTGGTGTTAAAACTTGGACAGGTGGTTTGAAAGAATTAGGCGAACAAACCTATGCAAACTTGATAAAGGCTAAAGCCTACGCTTATGGCAGGGTGTATTCAATAAACACATTAAAAGGCGTGTTAGACAGAGTTTTTAGTGGGCAACAATATAGTGCAGAAATAACCGAATCTTTGATGGAAATCACTATTACTTTAAGTGCAGCCAGAACTTTATTAGAAACATTTATTGAAGCGCGGGCATTTGACTTAGCGTTCATAGGCAAACCTAGTGGAATAAAGGTTACTTGGCAATATAATTACTTATAGGAGTAAAATATGATAAATAAAGAAAGTATCTTTGCGTCTGCTGGAACAACAACCGGAAGTTCTGCTGCTGGTTTTACAACCGGTATGATTCCTGGGACTGTTGCCAAGGCAGAAGATGTTAATTTATATATGGGGATGAGCGACCAGCAGTTGTATTCTGTTTGCAAGGAAGTTGCGAACTTGCTGACTGATTCTGGTATCGTGCTGAATTCCAATTCATACACCCAGTTAATAACTTGGGCTAAAGAAAAACTGAACAGTGCTTCATATTTGACAGGTATAGACGCTACGTCTTATACTACAGCACCAACACAATCTGGGAACGCAATATCTTTTCCTGAAATAAAGGTTGTTTATAATACAGATGTTTATTATGGAAAAACGGCAGCGAGCCACCAAGTTACTACATTATCAGCACAAACTTTAGCGGCGACATCTGGCTGGGGTGATGGCGTACACTTTATCTATGCAAAGACCACAGCAGGTTCTTCAACATCAACGTTAGACCACAGTCAAGACCCGATTGCTGCATCTGAAGGCGCAACCAAATGTTTGTTGGGTAGTGTGTTTGTTATCAACGGGGCTTTTCAGGCTAATTCGTGGAAGTTTCAGCCTTGGTTACAGATTACATCTGCTGAAAGACGTGAAAGTCCAACGGCTATGACACGTGGTGGGTTTATTTCTCCTGCGTCATCTACAACACTTCAAATGGGTGATTTGGAAGTTTTGGACGAAGGTATTGGGTTTGACGCTAACATCAACACACCAAGTATAACTAACATCAGCGGTAAAACACCGTATGACTACAAGTTCTTGTATCCAGGTTATAACCCGGCTCAATCTGCGTTAACCACATTGGACACAACACACATTTATAATACGACAGATTTAACGTGGGACGACATATCTGCGATGGCGTCTGATGCGACCCCGCACTTTATTGTTATGGTTCCCTGTGTTGTTCCTACGGGTCAAACTTTGATGATACCTGCTATGTCAACCAAAGTGGGCACATCATATCCGCAAGTATTTGATTCTATTGACGATGCGGTTAATCATATTTATGGGTTAGAATATTCGTTAGCCAACGTAGCAAAACGTGCGATTTATTTAGGTCAATCCATAGTGGTTAAAGTTGGTGCAACTGACATAACAGACCCAACTCAGTTCTTAACAGTGGGTATGTTGCCACAGGCTTTAAGCGACTTTACGACGGCTTCTGGGCAAACAGGTGGTGCGATTTCTACATATCGTCCTATGCCACAAATCAACTGGACTGGTTCTTCTTCCTTTATTGCACAGAATAACGCAGCAAATATGATTATTGGTGGCGCGACAGATGTGACAATAACTTTGCCAACACCGCAATCAAATATTGTAAACCAGTTGGAGATTTACTTCAACAAGGGTGGTGCTGGTGATATTATATGGAACACGACTATCTTGTGGTACACAGGTGGCGCACCGACATTCACACAAGGTGGAACATATAATATAATCTTAGAATACATCAACGGTTCTTGGTATGGTGGCGTTTTAGGCGTGGGAGTGTAATATGCTTTTTACGAAAAAACTACTTTTCTTTCAAAACTTTTATCCAAGGGTTTTTACTAACGCTGGGGACTACACAACATTGTTAGCCCCAGGGCAATATAGATTTATTGTTGCTGGCGCTGGTGGTGCAGGCGGTGCGTCTGGTGGTTCTGTTAATGGGAATCCTGCTGGTGTTGGTGGTCGTGGAAATAAAGGTGGTCTTTTTGAAACTTCTGGCACTATAAACGTTTACACCCCAACTTACGTGTCTGTGCACGTTGGCGCAAAAGGCAAAAGTTACGCTACTGGTGGTAATGGTGGCGCGGGGGGAACCGGTCCTGCCACGAATGGGGGTGCTGGTGGCGGCGGTGGTGAACCATCTTGGATTGTTTTAAACGAAATAGCATACAGTGCCATTGGCGGCGGTGGCGGCGGTGGCGGCGGTGGCAGTATCCAAGGTGGTGCTGAATATTCACCCGCTTATGCTTCTGGTGGTGGTGGAGGCGGGGGTTACTTCCGCTTTAAGAGAGTTAGCAGTGGTATGGGAACAGTGCGGGATTTATATTTGTATTTTGACGTAACTAACTTGGACTCTGCTGTTTTAAGAGAACTAACCCAAAGCGAATACGAAAATCTGTCAGAAGGCGAGAGAGGGTTTGCTTGGTGGATTCCAGAAGGCACAATATTGTCTGTGGGCTATAACCTAACACGTACTATTGAAATAGGTATTGTCCCCGCATATACTGTAGAATTAACTGTTACGCAAATAAGCGGAACGGATGTAACGTTTTATGCCAGCGAAACACTTGCAGGTAACACGGCCAGCACAACCATAAGCAACTTATTAACGTCGGGCCAGTCGCTTCCAACCTATATAGCAGAAAGTGTGCCTGGTGGTGCCGGTGGAAATGCCGCAATAAATAGTGCAGGAAGCGGTAGAAACGGAAACACCGTAGATTTTCCATCATTGTATGGTGGTAATGGTGGTGACGCTTCGGATTCAGCAGGTTGGACATATAATACTTCAGTTGGTGGAACTGGCGGAGGTGCTGGTGGTAGTGCTGGTTTAGCGTGGCAATCAGAACATCATTATAAAGTAGGCGGACAAGGCGCTGGCGGCGCAGGCGGTGACGATGATGCGGCTGGTGGTGGAACGCCTAACGCAGGTACACGTGGTGCAACTAATCCATCAAACGTCAGCAACGATAACACAGGAATGGACACAACAACAAGAAACACACCGTATATGGTTTTCGGAATTCCAGCGAAAGCAGGTTCGAGTGGCGGAACAGGTGAAGACGGGTATGATGGTTTTGTCATTATAGACAAACTTCCAACGGTGCCTGTTGCTAGTTTTTCTTGTGGTTTAGTTACTGGTTCTGTGGCTAGTATTACAGATTGTGGTGCTATAACAGGGGCTGTTTCTGAAACAATAGATTGCGATAACATTTAAAAAAGGATTTACTATGGCTATACAATTACAATTAAGACGTGGAACGACAGCAGAGAATGACGGCTTTATTGGTGCTGCAGGGGAAGTAACTGTTGATACTACTACAAAAGGATTGCGGGTACACGACGGTATTACACAGGGTGGTGCTGGTTTAATTGACACGGTTGTAGATTATCAGTTGCCAACAGCACAAAACAACTATACGTGGTACAGGAAATATTCGTCTGGTTGGGTTGAACAGGGGGGGGTTGTTACTACAAACGCTATTGTGTCTTTACCAATTACTATGTCGGATACTAATTACACCATAACAACAGGGAACAACCATTATTCAGACAGTGCAGGAACACCTGTTGTGGTTTATTATAACAAACAAGTTGACTCGTTTGAAATTCAGGGTCGTTGGAACGGTACTGCTACTTCAGGATTGAGTGCAAACTGGGCAGTATTTGGTGTGGCTGCGTAATATCTAAATTGACTAAACAACAATTGGCAGTTAAAATATAAGAGACAGATTAGGAGTTGATAATATGGATAAAGATTCTAAATTTACCCGTGATGAAGAAGGATATGTTGCGGTCAGGGTTCTTTCTGGCGCTGCGCCGTCTGCTAATGACGACAAAGAAAGTATGTTCACACGGGACGAAGAAGGTTATGTTGCTGTACGTGTAGTCAACGGTGCTGGTGGTGGCGGTGGTGGTGACCAACACAATTTAGGTTGGTTTTCTACTTTATCAGAATTGCAAACAGCATATCCAACAGCGGAAGCGGGCGACTGGGCTATTGTTGGTGCAACAGACACAGTATGGATTTGGGACACAGATAATTCTGAATGGGTTGATAGCGACCAGAAAGGTCAAGTGACTTCCGTAAATAACCAAACGGGTGCTGTTACATTAGGTATAAATGATGTTGCACCGACACAAACAGATAAATCTGGGTATGTTTTAGGAACAGACGGCTTTGTAGCAGGCTGGGTAAAACCAGAAATTGTCCAGCGTTCTACGATGCCACAAGCAAGTGAAGAAGAAGTTGGTAAGATTTACCAATATGTTGGCACGACAGATGCTAATTACACAAATGGTTATTTTTATAAATGTGTATCTGATGGACAAACACCAGCGACATATTCTTGGACACAAACAGATGTGCAACCATCAAGTGGTGGTGGCGGATTACCTGACCAAACAGGAAACTCTGGTAAATTCTTAACCACAGATGGCACAAATGCTAGTTGGGGTAACACACTTAGTATAAGTGGACAGCAAAAAGAAGCCACATACGATTGTTCTGGAATAAACATAAAACATACAACATCAAACTATTCAAAAAACGGTACTTTAACATTTTCTGCTTTTGATGCATCTACTGGAATGTGGAATCTTCAATATTTTGGTGGTGGTAAAAAATGGTTGTGTTATTATGGAAATGTCCTAGATATTGTTTGGACAAAGGCGTTGTCAGCAGCCGACCACTATTTATCGCGGAATAATATCATACAAATACCAAATATAGCAGGAACTATGGTTGTTGCTGATTACACTGGTGCCACAGCGGGTCAAGTATTAACACTTGATTCTAACTTAAATCCAGTATGGCAAGCAGGTGGCGGTGGTGGTAGTTCGCCAACACAAACAAACATATCAATAGCCCCTATGGAATGGCAACCAAGTGGTAGTAGTTATTATTGTAATGTTGGGGTTATGGGTGTAACATACAACAGTATTGTTTTTGTGTCTGCACAAGACCCTAATTCTATGACAGATTGGGCTAATTGCAAAATAATGTGCACAAATCAGGCGCCAGACCAATTAACATTTGAATGTGAAACAATACCGAATAATACTGTTTCTATTAATATAGTAATATTCAATTAAAGGGGTATGATATGATAATGAATCCTGTTATTTATGCAAGTTCTAGTCCTTCGCCAACGCCATCTGTTGCGTCTGGTGGATTAAATGCAACGGCTATTGTTTTTTTTGATAATAGTTCTAATAAATTTGCTGTATTATACCCTGAATATTGCACATCCGATACTCTTTGTTTTAAGACAGATAATAATGAATATTATTATACAGATATTATAAATGCTGATAATTGGGAAATGGGGCTAATTTATGATAATTGGTCAAAACAAAGTTCAGGTGGTTTTAATGCAAATATCCGAAGTATATGGTTTGGTGGTATTGTAGATGGGATGGGTAATGTTTTGTTTGTAACCCGAGTAGATTTGCCAGCAGGAAGAGTTTATTATTGTGATGCACAAACCGCATCTATGATGGGTGCAAATGATAAATATTATACAAATGGTGTAGAATTGCCAAGTATTGGTGATGATATATATGATGTCAATGATATGCAATATGATACTGTTAATGGTGTAATAGATAGCACATTAAAAATGCCTGTTGGTATTGAATATAATGGTTCTGTATATCTTTATAATAATACATTAACAGATTCTATTGAATGGGAAGATAATAATGGCAATCATATATATACAGCAGGAACAAAATTGTTAGGAAATAGTTCTGTTGCTTTATATGATAGTTCTTTCAATTACATTAGTGATATATCTAAAAATAAAATAATGCTTTGGTTAGCAGTATATAATAGTTATTATTGTTATCCTACTGGTAGTTATGGAGTAACAACAGAAAGTTTTGATGTGCTAGATGGTGTGGGTTCAACAATTTGGGTGGACAAAACATCAAATTTAGTTGGTGCAAATGTATATTCTGACAGTCAAGCAACTTCGCAAATAGGGCAAATTACTGGTTTGTTAAATTAAGAGTATAAAAATGAAAGAAAGACATTCATATAAAGGCGTATTAAATGGTATTAATGGTGTATGGAGTGATAAAAAGCCACGGGGTTTGAAAGAAGTTGAAACAATAACCTTTTATGTGCCAGATGAAGATAAAATATTTAAGAAAGGTGATGAATATTTTACTTCTGTTGTAATTAAAGATGATATTAACATAGAAGATTATGAAGAAGTCGCAAAACCAGAAGAGCCAAAGGAAGAAGAAAATGGCGAAACAGAGAACGAAGTGCGAGATATTTAGAGATATATCTGGAACACACTATAAAATAGGGTGTTATGGTAATATTCTAAATACAACGAATAATCGCATAAAGGTTCCTTTCGACAGAAACAGAGCGGGGTATATTCGTGCAATTTTGTTTGATGGCAGTGGCAACAAAAAAAGATATTTTGTGCACCGTTTGGTTGCGGAAGCGTTTGTGCCGAATCCAGAACACAAACCATTTGTTAACCATATAGATGGTGATAAAACCAACAATAGCGTTGAAAACTTGGAGTGGGTTACATCTAGTGAGAATATGGTTCACGCATACCACACATTAAAAAAGAAGTTTGGTTTTGCGTATGGTTTTGGTAGGTCTGATGTTGTATGGAACAAAGGTAAGAAAATGCCAGAAGGGCTGTTAAAACGTTGTTGGGAAACTAGACGAAAGAATACTCCAGAAAGAAAAGCAGAAATTATTTCTAAATATCTTGCAGGAAAAACAGTTTCAGAATTAGCGAGAGAATATGAAATGTCGCCAACGGGGATAAGATATATTATAAGCAAAGGAACAAATAATGGATAATAAAAAAAGACAGATTTGCGAGATTTTTTCTCGTTCAATGGGCTTTATCAGACCAATAAGTTGGTTTAATATTGGTAAGCGGGCTGAATACGACGAACGAAAAATGTTCAAAGAGAAGAAAGCGGTAAGGGGAAAATAGTGTATAAGATAACTTGGACATCATCAAAAGCGTGGTATGCAGTATGGGGTGCAATATTTTCTTTTACACAGAATATCCATAGTGCTATGATAGGGTTGTTGCTATGTATAATAATAGATACAATTACTGGTTTTATAGCGGCACCCTATCGTGGACAAATTAGAGAAAGCGCTAAATTATCCCGTGTTGTTATAAAGATAATAACATATTTTGTTGCGGCTATATCGTTGCATATTGCTGAAATGATGATATTGCCGACCTATGTGGCAGGGACATTAGAATTGTCTAGGATGGCGTTTTCTGTTTTTTGTGCGCTGGAAATATATAGTATATGTGAGAATTTGCGTGATATAACGGGATTGAAAGCGTTTGATATATTGACTATGAATTTCAAGAAAAAGGTTGAAGATTCGGTTGGAATAGAAGTCCCAAAGGTTAGAAAGAGTGAGCAAAAAAGAAAAACGAACAGTAAAGAAAGAATACCTGTATAATATTATAGTTGGTGATTTTTATGCGTATAAAGTATATAAAATCACCGATGCAGCATTACAGGTTTATTTTGTAGCGCATCCTGAAGGACACGGTGGAACAGTATTGGCGGATAAAGAAGAAGACATCCGTCCACAACTGGAAAAGCAAGCAGTCATTCTAACTGACTGGCTTAGCAAAATAAAATAAAGGAGTATAAAATGTTAGATTGGATTATCACACATTGGAAAGACATATTGGCGATATACGGCGCTGTAGTTTTAGTTTGTTCAACTATAGTAAAGTTAACTCCCTCTCAAAAGGACGACAATGTTTGGGCAAAAATTCTTAAAATTCTTGACTTCTTTAGTACCGTCTTTACAAAAGAAGACGCAGAAAAACTTGCAGCAGCAACAAAAAAGTCAAAAAAATAATATGAATAGTTGGTTATATCTTATAGAGAAATATGAAGGGTTTTCTAGCAAACCATATCTTTGTCCTGCAAAGGTAGCAACGATAGGGTATGGTTGCACTGTATATCCAGACGGAACCCCTGTAAAACTATCTGACAAACCAATAACCAAAGAAAAGGCCAAAGGTCTGCTTTTAGACTACGTAATGAATCAGATTATGCCGAATATTCAAGACTTAGAATTGACGGACAATCAGAAGACTGCGGTAATATCTTTGGTGTATAACATTGGCTGGACGGCATTTAAGAAATCAAAGTGCTACAAAGCCATAAAAGACGGCGATATGTGCACTGCTTATACCGAATGGGATTGGGTAAAAGGCGGTGGAAAAGTATTGCTGGGATTAGTTAAAAGAAGAGCAGAAGAAAAATATCTGTTCTTCTGTGATATATAGGCGCCCATTTTTTTTCGTAGTTTATTCTGGGTCTTGTAAGGTGTCCCTACACTAGCCTATATATAGGGAAGCACTGCGGGTTTACCGATGTCCCCGTTTCCTTGCGCTTTGCCGGCAGCGTGTGCAAAAGTCCGGCTTCAAGAAAAGGAACTACAATGAAATGGCTAATGTTTTTATTAACAGCAACTGCTTTAACAGGGTGTACCCAAAAATCCCCAACAACAGATATGGCAAACACAGCGGCACAAACTGTTGACGCTATGTATAATTCTGTCCCTAAAGAATGTCGCACAGATATGCTTGCAGATTTACGTGCTACAGCGAAGGAACAGATAAAGATGGTTGATGATATTTGTGAACTACAAAAAGACACGCTGTGGGCAAAAATACGTGAAAGAAACGTAATAATTGCTTCGTTGTGTTTGGTTATCCTTGTTTTTGTTGGCGCTGGCGTATTTTTAAAGTTTCGTCGGTAAGATATGGTGTACCTGCTGGGTCTTTTTTTAATTCGTACCCATAATCTTTTGACATATCTATTATGTCTTGGGTAGGGGCGCTGATAACAATCACAGAATATATTGTTTCCCCTAGTTCAAAGAAGTTTTTTAGCGCAGAAGTGTGTTTAGGTTTTAATCTCACAACACCAAGATACTTTGGACGACAGTCCCAGACTAAGGCATACTCAAAATCTTCACTTGTTAGCCCTAGTCTTTTGCCTGGTTCTGAATCTAATTTTATAGTTTTTTCTATCATTTGAATATAAATATTGCCAGTCGCGGAGAAAAAAATGAATTGGAGACGTAAAAATAACGACTGGCAATCTTAGTGGTTAGTGGTTATCCATTTGTGGTCTTGTTGATTCTATGACCATAATCATATACACTACGGACGTGAATATATACACTAACGCAATAGTTATTTCGCCACAGATAGTAAAACTAACTAAGGCGGTTAAGTTATAGAGAATCCATCTTTGACGCATATCTGGGGTCAGTTGTTTTTTATAAATTTTGACAGCGTTCTTTTTATCAAACAGGTAGTGTAATATACCACCAGCGCACAACAGCATCCAAGTTATAATAATGCCTAACCATATACCGCGACCTACAATCCCAAAAGCACCGGGAAAAAATTTCAACCAGCATCCAAACAAAAAGCACATTAAAACAATATTTTTATTCATTTTCGTAAATCCTTGAGTTTCTAATATTCCAATTATCAATAGCGTCTTGTTCCTTTAATCCAAGAAATTCGTATGTTCCCCAAGACGAACACTTTTTGGTTTCTGTCTTTAAGGTTATATTTCCATCTTGGTCCTTTACTTTCTTTGTCACCTTTTTCGTCCCGCGGCAACGAACATACCACAAGTCCCCAACCCTAAAAGTTTCGGCTTTGTTGCACTTACAGTATTTGCAGGGTGCTAACTCTACCACAGCACTAACTCCTTTAATTCCTTATATCTAGCCTGATAATATTCTGCTTTTGTAATTCCGTGGGCAATCAGGTAACCCTTGAAATCTTTGTTTGCCATCTTAATGAGCCAATCACGATGTTTGGTCGTGATTGGTTCGTCCAGTTTCTTATCAGTAATCAACTGGTGGCAGTTATGACAGACAGGAAGAAGATTAAGGTAATGGTGGCGTAACATTTTATGCACCCGTGGCATAATATGGTGAACCTCTGTTGCTGGTGTCACCAACCATTTAGACGCACACACTGCACAAGGGCGTCCCAAAGCCAACTTTGGATACAACTTATCGCATTTTTCAAACCACCTTTTTTCTTCATCCATTATATACTCCTAAAAAGGAATCTCGTCCCCTTCCAAAAGGGTTGTTTCCAAAGGTTCCACAGGGGCTTCTTCTTTCTTTGGTGCTTGTGGGATAGACACGGCCAACGAAAGAAACTTTTTTCCTGCTTTTGATTCTTTTACCCAAGCAGAAAGTCTAAAATCTTTGCCTGCAACGTTGATAGTGCCTGTATATTCTGGGGCGCGTTCATTGGTTCTTTTTTCATCTCTAAACAGAACCCCACGATTAACATTATCGTACTTATTTTCCATTACTTACTCCTTTTTTTCTTTAGTATAATTAGTAACAAATTCTATACACTCATTCAACGCATTTTTTATTTTTTCGCGCAAATCAGCGTCTGATTCCACCCTTTGCACAGCCAGTCCCAACAAGGGATGGTAATAACAAAAGTCCCAATACTTGCGACCAGTTACCATAAGGTTAAATTCCAACTGTGTGCGGTATTCTGGTTTTATATAGGTGATATTCAAAGTTCCGTCGTCTTGGGGCATTGTCCACTGAAGGAAGTTTTTCCCTAGCGGGCATTTTATCTCCAATCCGCCATCTTCGCCTATCAATCCATCAGGGCTAGAGCCGATAAATCCTTTGTATGGTTCTTCACCATCTGGTTCTACAAATCCTGTTTGACGAACAGGAATTTCATTGACAGCAGAATACAATCTTCTTGCTTCTGCTTCCAATATTTTACCACGTTCCATCGCAAAAGAAGAATAATTCTCTTGGTCTGTATTATTAGTTAAACGTTCAAAAATAATCTCATACAGTTTATCTGTCTTAGTTTGGGACTTACCCAACATTACGTGGAAATCCGACGCAGTAAATCGTCCCAACCTAAGTGCTAACCATTCTGGTGTACCCTGTTCAACATTATCGTGGTATCTAGGCATTATCTTTCGCCTTTTGTTTTAATTTTGCGTTAATCATAGCGGCAGCCTGTGCTTCTGTAATCTCATCTATTGAATCTAATTCAAGATATTCCAAAGCCTTTTGCCAATCAGTATTAAGGTCGTCCAACAATTTCTTTTGTGAAGCAGACATCATAGTAATATTGCCATCATTCAAAGCGTCTGGGTCGTCTGTATTATCGATAGCAAACAAACCATTTAAAGCATACTTTCTCGCATAAGAAGATGCTGCACCTGTGATTTGTGATTGTGTCATACCTTTCAGTGCTTCGTCTTCACGTGCAAAAGCCATAGTGTAGCCGATTTCAATTCCGTTAATATCTTTAAGTGTCGCAACTGCTTTTACATATATACGGTTTCCAACAGCAACGATGTCGTCCGACAAAGTTAACACCAGTTTTTCCTCTTCAAGCATAGGCTTTACTGCCTGCAAGATTTGTTCTGCTGAACGGTACTTATAACCACCAAATTTATTATCGCTAGACTTTGGGGCTTTTAACTTTTGTTGAATATTTAATAGTCTTTTCATTTTTTTCCCTTTTTATTTTATAAACACCAAAATATTCTGATGCGTTCTCACGATTTTTTTGTTTTTCATCATACCACCCGCTCTGATAGCAGCAGTACCAGTTGGGGTAACCATAATGATTTCGTTATAAAAAGCCATCCCAGCATCACGGAAAGCCTTTATTGTGTCAGGGACCAACCCATAAAAGTGTCCCTTTTTATCACGAACCTCGCCCACGACGAAGGCAGCCATACCGCCAGGTTTAAGCAAGAAGCAAGCCTTTGCTATGATGCTACGGTATGCTTCTAGAAAGTCGGTATAATTCATATTTGATATATCGCCTTCCAAATCTGAATACTTTTCCAAGTCGGCATACGGTGGGCAACTGAATACAAAATCATAATAGCCGTCGCCCTCTAACAAATCTTCGCAATCTGCCACCCAGTTACCAAGAACCTTGTTGCTATCCCCCACATACCACTGTGGTTGGTTATTGACAGGCAAAATGTCTAAGGCCTGATTACGATTATCGTCAATCTGTTCCTGACGAATATCTATTCCTGTATAATGGTATCCCATAAAGTTAGCGACGATTCCACGAACTGCACCACCTGCGAACGGGTCTAAAATCATTCCACCATCTGGCACGAACCACTTGTAGATAACCTCGCATAACGCAGGGTCAAAGATAGATATGGCAGGCATATCTTTGTCTGCTTTTTCGCTTGCCCACTCAGATATATTAAACGTCTTTGTATTGTTGTTATTAACAATCTCTGGGCGAATCCCCAACTGTTTCCACGTACGTTTTCTTTCCTGCCAGTTTGCCTGACGGGTGTCTATAATAGAAAACGGTGGTTCAATAAACTTTTGTCTAAGAACGGACTGTGTTACGTCCAATTCTTCTTCCCCGAACAGATTAACCATTGTTTTCCCTCCCGTTGATTAAATCACGGAACAGAAAGTCGTTAGTCCGCATAGCAATAACCCACTTCCCGTCTAGTTTTTGAAAACAGCAATCTTTATACACATAGGTCATAAGGTTAGGCCAATCTTTTTTAGTTGCGGTCAACCAAGATAGGATTGCATTTGTTTCTGCTTCTGGCGCAGGGACAGGAACAAACCCTGTTTTGCGCATAATTTCGCAGCAGATTTTGTTTTCTTTTTGTGTTAATGTTGGGTCTGGTAAAAATTCTTTATTATCCATTTTCCTTTCCTTTGGTTACGATGTAATTTTAGCATAAAAAAACCGCGTGTCAAGCGGATTTTTTGGCGGATTTCCGGGCTTTTTGCATTTCTTTTGCTTTGGTTAATACAGGTTCCCATTGTGCGCGACGTTTTGCTACAAGCAGGGTAAACATTGACAGATATTTTTCTGGGTCTTTTCTGTTTAAGGTCTTATGTGCAATATCCATAAATTCCATATATGATTCAAGAATCTCAATTATACAATCGTTGGCAGCGTCAGATTCGCTAAACCATTCTTCGTAAATTGCTTCCACATAGTCTTTTGCTTCTTCAAGTGTTTTTATATGGTCCCACGGGTCCCATTTTGTAAGTTTGCCTTCTTCAAGCATCTTCTCAATATCTGCCTTGACCTCTTCTTCGGTTTTATCCTGCCATAATTTTATCATCACTTATCCTTTTGTTTTACTTTATATTTGAAATACAACTCTTTGTTGAATAGCACGATTTGATTTACTTGTTTTGAAAATCTTATGTCTAAAAAACACCATTTTGGAAACACAAATAACGATAGACTTACACGCCCAGTCATTACTGTTACATCTAAATATATGTTTGGTTCTTTCATTTTACATCCTTTTGTTCTGCTAAACTGTTTTCTTGTTTTGTTCCGCCCTACGCAAACATACCTTGCATATCGGTTGAAACGGTAAATTGCGGAATATAGAATATGAATTGTATTCGTTTTCGGCATAACCTTTTTTACACATACAACCTTTTGGGTGGTGAAAATCGCCAAGATACAAATGTGCTACAAGTTTTTCAGGGTGCTTGCTATGACTGTATTTGTTTCTATCAACCCCCGTTGTATATTCTTTTCCACAAATGAACATCATTTATCCTTTTGTTCTAGTGCTGTTATGGCTTTTATGGCATATTTTATTTCGTTGTGCATAGTTTTAGCATCAACATTATAATCGCCATCAAAAAACCAATCTGCGTGTCTTATTGTATCTTTTGCGACATCCAAAGCCTTGCGTGTGCGTATAAGTTCTTCCAATAAATCTTGTGGCATTGGGTCATCACACATCACACAATTTTGATTACGACATATTGGGTGTCCAATGGTTCCAACTAATTCACCATTACAGAACGGACATTTTCTATTACTCATTGTCGCCACCTTTGGTTGTGCATTTTTGACAATGTATTGTTATTAACCCCCTGTTCTCAAACCGCAATAACTGGTCTGCACAAATATCAAGACAACGCTTTGGTTCGTTTAATGTTTGTTGACAGTTGTATGTTTCTTTCCCAAGAACTATTAAAGCAACAACAAACCCGATTATAAACCAACAAGGGATTTTTATGAATATCTCAACCAAATATTTTTTTCTTTTTTTACTCATTGTCGCCACTTTTGGTTATTAAGTTTCTTTTTTTCATTTCTGTTTCCAGACCATCTATCATTTGTTGTACATATTCTGGCAATTCTTGTTCTTCATTTCTGTTGGCACAACGATTTATAAAATCACAAACCTGTCGTTCAATCATATTGTGTGCGTTTATCAAATGGCTGTCTGTCATATCTGCATATCGTATAAGTTCGCCATCTCGTGTTTCCCAATATTCAGTATAATCTATTTCTGGCGGAACTTCATTTTTATCTATCATCATTGTTGCCACCTTTTTTATATATTCTTTCTACAAGTTTTTTATAGTGTGGTTCTAATTCTTTCATTATTTCTTCTAAACAACATTCATACGCACCGCAATCACAATCTATTGCCGCCATTTCACCTTCAACACCTTCATCGGTTAAAGACCCTATTTTATATCCAAGTGATTTTAATAATCTTAACTGATAATTAAATTCTACAATATTGGTGGCATAATAAACTGCTTCTGCAAATAATCTTGTCTGCTTATCGATTTCTTTATGTCTGTGTATAGAACAAGTAAAACATCTGCATTGCATTTTATTCTCCCTTGAAAATAATATCGTCATCTGGTTTTACTGGTTCACAAAAATCATACCAATAGCCATCGCTACTTCTAAACGCACCATCTCGCCACACCTGTTTTGTATCGGAACACCCTATTTCTTTTAATATGCCATAATTTTCCCCATCAAACTTGCATAGTTTTCCTACCCATTTTCTTTGTTTTATATAACGGTCAAGCGGCTCTTTGTTTATACCTTTTTTTTGTTGCACATTTTCGGCACGAGTTTGTAATTCTTTCTTTATTTCAGCAATATCTGTCCAGTATGTGTTCTGACTTTCTTGCAATTCATTGACAGCATCGCAAAGTTCGTTGATTTTGTTTGTATAAGTAGAACAAATTGTCAAGATGCTTTTTTCAAGTTGTGTGTTTGTTGGAATATCATCCAAAGTGCGTAATTTTTCAATCATTGTTATTCCCATTTTGGTTGTTCTGTTTTTTTATGCCTCGTAATATTCGTCTTTAGTTATTATGCTTTCACTGCCATCATATTCGTCAATACGGAAACGTGTTCCTGGTTCTAGAAACACAATCTCAATATCTTCCAACCCACCCATATACATTTCGGGGAATTGTGCTTTTGCGATACTTAAAATCTTATCTTGCGACAATCCTTTATCAATGGCTTCACACAACTCTGGGCAGAACACCATACGTTCTTTGTCTTCGTTTTTATATGACCAAGTTGACCAACCGGCACCATATCCTGGGGAATACAATACCCCAACTTTTCCGTCTTTAATATATTTCTTCATTTTGATTCCTTTTGTTCCGGTTTAATAATAAACCCTGCGCCATCTGTTTTTGTAATCACCATAGCCGTCAAACAACTCATATTCGCGACCACATTTTTTACATTTTTTGTGTGGAATTTTTACCCATTCATATTCATATCCATTAGGTGTATCCCAAGTATCAAAGTAGTGCCAATCGTGAACACATTTGCTTTTCATTTCTTTATAACCTTTGTTCTAAACCATCTTCCTCTGTTCTTTCCCCAGTGCGGATATGCTTTTAACAGTGCTTTTGCTACGTTTATCATACCTTGTGCGTCTTTACGAACAACCACATATCTCATAAAGGCTAAAGCCGTTTCTGGTGTTGATAATAATTTTGGGTTAACAGGTGTTTCAAAACGGGACTTGATGGGTTCTTCGCCTTCTTCTGGCTTGGACGCCTTACCACATTTTAGCAACGCCCCGCACTTACAGACAATACCTTCGCCCCAAAAGTCATAATTTTCCCCGATATACACCTCATAACAGAACGGGCAAACCCCATACGCAGGGTTATGTTCGTGTTTTGGTGCTATAGCGTGTGTTTCGGTGAAGTGCAAAATATCTCTTGTTATCATTTTCTTTCCTTTGAATTTGGCTGGCCAGAGCGGACTCGAACCGCTGACCTATGGATTAACAGTCCACTGTTCTACCGACTGAACTACTGGCCAATTAACTCTTTAATTTCAGATAACAGATATTCAGATTCTTCACAATTATACGCAATCTGTGCATAAATTCCACCTAAATCATTATCTGCTATACTGCCTTTTTTTATATTCTGGTGTTTTGCCCAACACAAGAACCACCCGCAAGCGTCAATATACCCTTGGTAATACGCGGCTAACTCTTTTGGGTCATCGTGTGTGCAGGTATAACACGTGCATTTTTTTACTTTATCCCCTTCCATTTTTCGTCCCTTTCGTATCTGTTTTTCAATAACATCCATAGGTAATGTTTTATCTACGGCTTCATTAACCTCCCAAAAGTGCAGACATTCCGTTTCATATTTGTTCTTTTTCAGTACAGTCTTTGGTTGAAAGTTGCACCACGACTGCCGATACTGGTCTGGGACTGCTCTATACCGATAACACCTTTTTCTTATCGGACATAAGCAATTAAAACACATTGTTATATCAACCACGGTTTTGTCCTCCGTTCATAACCCCTGGGTCGTTCGTTAAAATTGCACCATAATACGGTTGTCCCATCTGCCAAGGGTCAATTTTGCCTGTGCCTTTACAGCAAGGGCAAGTTATCTGCTCTGGTTCTGGTAGGTCTTTTAATCTTGCACCACAAAAAGAACAATATTTTTCTTGGTTTGATGTTCTGCAAATAAAGTGTCCGCATTTTTCACATCTGTCGCTGTATAACATTGTTTTGTCCTTTTTTTGTTGGGCGGGTGTCTGGGCTAGAGAGAGAAAATAAATGTAGGAGGAATACCAGACACCCATAAATACCGGTGATGGGCACTCCGCCGGCAGAGCCTCAACCAGGTGAACCCCGAGGCGTCAGGGTTACCTTAGCCCAAACTATTTCAGGTTTAAGATTGGTAATGGTGCACTAGAATAAATGTTTTCCGGCAACTGTCCATTCCATTTTTCTGCCTGAATCTTTTCAACCTGGACGCGTTCGTATTCAATCAAGGTCTTTGATTGTGCTAACGCATTGGTTTTTATTCTCATCGCTTCTGCTTCGGCTTTAGCGTTAATCAGTTTTTGTTCTGCGCGTTCTTTTTCTTGCAAGGTAATATTTTTTTCGCGTTTAGCGTCTTGTTCTGCAACCTGTTTGTTTTCAATCGCCGCAGCATATTGCTTAGAATATTCAATGTCCGTCAAGCGAATTGAATCAGCACGCATATTTAATTCTTTCAAGCGTTCGTTCAACAAGGCGGTTGCTTGTTCTTCAACTTTTCCACGGTTTGATATTAAAGCCTCAGAATCATACTGTCCAACAACCTGTTTAATAGCAGATTCTGTTTCGCTATTTAAACGGTTTTGATAATTGTTGCCCAACAGTTTATGTAATTCCATCGCTTTTTCGCGAAAGACAGCCCAGTTAACAAAATATTCCACACGTGCCATCTGTAAGTCTTTGGTATAAGATTCCAAAACTCCAGAATATTTTTGGACACGTGCATCTACACAAATCAAATCTGTTGTAAATATATTATATCCGTGTAGTCCCGATGTTAAAACATCTTTTGAATATTCACCAAAGTGCTTTGTAAAACAAACCTCCGTATCTTCTACCTGTGCGCAAGCGGCAACAAGTGCGACCAAGGATATGGTTAAGATTTTCTTCATTTTTCTTCCTTTTTATTGTTTATCTTGTTTAGTTCTTTTGCGGTTTTCACTACAATCATAGCGATAATCGCGATAAAAAACGTTGCGATGGTCAATCTTACAAACATTTTAATCCTCGTCTTCGTCTTCTTTTTTGCTTGAAAAACCAATTTCTGTTCCCAAGGTCATATATGCTGCGGCTTGGGCGGTTACAAATCTTATAACATCCTGTTGATTTTCCAATAATTTGCTAGCAGACCCGTATGCTTTAAGATGTGATACAATCATATCTAATGTATTTACTGCTGTTATCATTTTTCCATAATACACTAATTTTTCGTCTTCTGGCATTTTTTCAAACTCTTGCATCGAATCCAAAATTACTTTTTTTACATTTTCTGTCATAGTTTTTTCCTTTTGTTAACTCGAGGGCAGTTTATCCTGGGTACCCAGCAGGTCTTTGCGGTGGTTCCATACTTTGATAAGAAACATATAGTGCACCTGCTCCTTATCTTATCCGACTTGCCCTAGCCAGTCGGTCCAACCATACGCACGCAGGCTTGTCCATTGCTGGGAGTTTCTGCTCTTGGACGAGGTCGCATCCCGCTAAAGAAACCTGGTTGCGTGTCATAGAGTTGCACTATGCTTTTTAGGTTATGAGCCTAACGTGACACTGGTTCACTTACACGCTATGAAACTTTGCCAGATTACAGTTCTGGCGGACGTCCAAGTTTGTGCTATACTCTGACTCTTGGCAGAGACAACGCAATTTCCCGATATAGCACCATCGGGAGCATACTACTGTCGTCCATCGGTATGATAGCGAGCCACCTACGTGGTAACCACGACAATTTTGGTGCGACTGTCGGGAATCGAACCCGAAACTCAACCTTGGCAAGGTTGCGCGTTACCACTACGCCACAATCGCAAAATTTCTTTGGAACGGCTTGGCGGGGAGATATATCAAATCGAAAGGAAGGAAGCCAAAAACCGTTCCAAATGTGTGTTTGTCGTGTTATTACCTGTTCAACGAATGAAAGGCTCGCTTTCTATGCGCCGGGATTAGGACTATCAGGCTTAACGTTCTACGCATAACACGCTCTAACTTGGCAAACACCACCAAGTTTCAGGAGGTCTAGTCCGTCCCTAACTTTATATTTTAACCGGTTTCATACTCACAATACCACAAGATGTAACCCAGTCAAAAACTTTTTTCTCTTGTCGCGAATAGTGCCAGTTTTTGTATTTTCCTTGCAATAATTTCACATAATTGCACATACGATACGCAACTCTGTTAGAGTCAATCCCTAACCATAACGCGATTTTTTCAACTGTCTTTGGGTCTGATTTGCGATTTACCGCATAAACACAGACCACAATGTCCTCAAAAATTGTCCATCTATGGAACATATCTAATCCTTTTATTGTAAATTTGTTAATTTTACTACACCGTTATCAAGTATGATAGCACGTATAGCACTTTGCTTACCAACTTTTCCCTCACACACCAAGATAATTATATCGCCAGTGGCGCATAAATCTTTGATTGTGTTGAAGTATCCATCAAGTTCTGTTTCTTGCAGCGTATCGGTTGACTTGTATTGCCACAAAGTCCAGCCCGAACAAAACGCCACAACTCCTAAATTTCCATTTTTAAACGCCATTTAATCCTCCAATAGTTTAGCCAATTCGTGTGGTTCCCCAGTTACAACAACAAACGGCATAGATTGAATACCAACAGCCCTAGCAAACTGTAATAGTTCGTCAGGTTGTAGCACAACAGAATCTGTGTTTGGCGCCATAGATTTTAAGAAAGCACATTTTTGGCAGTTTTCCATACTGATAATCGTTTTTTTCATTATTTTTTCCTTTGTTGTGTGAATTTTAGCATAAAAAATACCAATGTCAAGACTAAAATTTCATAAATTTCATTTTTCCTTTATCATTGGCGCAAGGGAACAGCCCGACTGATTCAATAGGGCCTTCGGCTTTTGTCCCTGCATAATTTATGGTATAGATTTCGTATTCTGGTTTATAGGATTCGGTGGCAGGCAGAAAGAATAGTTTTGCGGCTTGGTTTTTGATACCGCCATTACGGTTCTTTCTTATACAACACCAGGTTCCATAACCGTCTTCTTCATCTCCGTCATTAGCAGGTGCAAACATAATAACCTGTGTGGCTTGTTTGACCTTATTACTTGACCCAATAAATTCATTTTCATTAGGCACGATTAAATCCTCGACTTTTCCAATAGGTTTTCTTAGATGTGAAAACGCAACGACAGCCGACCCTGCCTCTTGTGCGGTTCGTATTGCTTTCATAAGTTCTGTTATATGCGCATTATCACTTTCGTTTGGATTATCTCTATCTAGGTAGTCCAAATGGTCCACAATGATTAGTTCTATTCCGTGTGTAGCACACCAGATTATCTTCTCGGACAATGTATCTACTGTCCACGATTGTTTATTTGGGTCGTCATTAGGCGGAACCCTACCGAATATATAACTACCGTCCAACCAGTCCTTAACGCGTTCCTGGGCTAATTCTAGTGCTTTCTCGTCGATTTCTTTAAATATGCCCATCTGCCACAATCTAGCATTGACCCACTTGCCTGTAATTTTACCGTATTCTTGGCGCAACAAAGACATCTCTAAATCGCCATCATAATTTTCCAAAGAAAACAGTGCGGTTTTAGATTTGTCGTTAGCCGCATAGATAATTTTTGCCAACGAACTTTTACCTGCGCCAGACCGTGCTCCGATAAGGACCAAATCTGTTTTTGCAATACCGTTTAGTTCTTTATCTAAATAAGGGACACCAAAAATTCCTACTTGTTTATTTCTATCCCAGTAGTTTTTAGCATCAAACTCTTCCCGAACGAACGGGTTTTTCATAAGTTCCGCAAGTGTAGCCATTTCCTTTCCTTTTTGATGGTTTACTTATGACTTACAATACTACTTATTTCCCTAAAATCAAGCCCAATATTACGGGTTTCGTTAATTTCCAACAAAACGCGCAACATCAAAGACTTATCTGCACCAAGCATTTTCAGATGGTATGCGATTTTGTTCATTTGGTTATTTCTATTGCCTGGGGTTGCCAGGTTCGCGTGTAAGATTTTATCCCAGTTCTCGGGTAAAATTGCTGTTTGCAAATCTACGGTAATCGGGCTAGAAATCTCCCTTGCGAATCTTGGGACAACCTTAGGTCTAGGCTTAAAACACCTAAGCATTAAAGCCTCGCTGTATATATTTTCTGGTTTTTTCCACACCCAGTTTACCAAGAACGGTTGTGTTGGGTCTTTCAGGTGCCAGAACCCAGGAAACCTCAGTGTATGTGTTGGTGTGATTAAACTACCATCTGCGCACAAAGCCTCTGCGATACCTTTTTCTATGGTTGCATAGTTTTCTGGTGTTGCATCCTTAGCCCTCCAGTAGCAGTGATACCCTCTTTTTGTTTCTACCACGTGGGTAGGTTCAACAGGCAAAGATGCTATTCGTCTAAGCATAGTCTGTTTATCTCCGGTATCAATATCTGCAAGCCAGTATTGAATTTTAATCAAATTTTCTGTTTTTCTAACATCGTCCTTAAACTCCTGTGGACACCAATGGATACCATACCCCTGCAAATTGTAATTCTTAGCCTCTTCTGGTTTAATCAAAAACATACCTGGCTTAGATTTATCAAAATCGTGCAGTGCATAGAAAGCCATTGTTTTACCTTTTATTGTCCAATCCATATTTACTAATCGCAATAGGTGTTACGATTTTTATAAACTTTGATGGTGCAAGGATAAACTCTGCGTTTGGAACGAATCCCTCATATCCCTTAGCAGTTCCACGCAAAAAGGAAGAATTCTGTATTCTTTCCCAGATTTGATTAAAAGCCCACCGCCAAACATCGTTTCCAACATCCTCTTCCGTAATAGTTCCATCTGCAATCAGTTCTTTTACTAGTGCTTTAAGTTCTTTATCCCTCGCAGGTAGGTTTTTCAGTGATGCTTTTGTTATTTTTGGGTATTGAATATTTCGCGGATAACACTCTTTGTAGAACGCAAGTAATTTATTATTCCATAAATCCTTAAAATGTTCTCGTAGTTCTTCCCCTTTGGGGGGAATATAAAGGGGGGTATTATTATTATATTTAATATCTATATGTGTCGGTGAAGTTTCTTCACCACCCCTCGGTGAAGTTTCTTCACTCCCTATGAAGTTTTGTGCATTGGTAGTTTTGTATGAACAGACCTTAATTCCTCCGATAGTTTTTTCTATCTTAACAATCAGATTTTGGTTTACCAAATCCTTAATAATATCCACCGTTGCTCTTTTTGACACACCAATCCAATCTGCTATATAAGACAACGAAGCACAGAATTCAGATTCTCCGTCTTGCGAAAAACCGTAGATTAAAGCATAAGCAATCAACTTATTTCCAGTTAGTCCTAAATCTCTCATCCAACCTTGGATTGTGATATAATTTCTATCTAATCTTGCCATTGTAGTTCTCCTTTTGTAAATTTATCTATAACAGCAACGGCTTTTTTGATTTTTTTCTCAGGTAGCCGTAGCATTAGTTGAATAACATCGTAGGAAATCGTAAATCCTCTTTGTGCATAAAGAAAAAGCCAGACTGTCTGCACATATAACCTTTGTATAGACAACTCTGACCACAGAATTGGAAACGATTTCTGTATATAAAACTTTTTCATTGTAATACCTTTCCATAAAAAAGGGGGCGCGGTTTTATCAGTTTAGTATAATTGGAAAGGAAAAAAAAACGACACGCGCCCATAAGATTTTGTTTTTCTTTCCTTTTCCTATGCCTACTATACTGCCCCCTTTATAAAAAGCAAGTTATTTTTTTATACTTGCATACAACTTTGCTAATGTTTTTTCTCTAGGTTTAAACTCCTTTTTTACCTTATATACCATACCAAAATGTATTCTATCTATTAAAGGCAGTCTTTTTATTGACAGACTTATTTCCTCACTTGGACATACAAACTTATACACGAACGAAGGGTCTGTTGCAGGGACTAGATAAAGTTCTCCAACTACTCCACATACAGAATATAATTCCCCTTCTTTTAGTTCGTCTATATCTCTAATTCGCCCCCCTAGCAAATAAAATTTCATTTTGTTTACTCCTTTTTTAATCAGTATAGTTGTTTAGTTGCTAACAAACATACCATTATTTATTGTTTGCATAAAAGTTTTACATCTAGTTTTATTCCAAATTCTTTTACTTTATCCATATTAGAAAAACTTTTTGTTTCTTTTTGCTCGTATTCATCAAGCAAATCACAGATTATTTTATTGCGTTCTTTTTCTAATTCTGCTCTTTTTTCAGGGTGTCTAACAATCCATACATCGTATCTCTGTTGGATTTCGTTTTTCTTGTTTAGAAAGTCCGCAAAACTCACTATTCCTTTTATTGTTATCTGACAGGTTGTTTTTGTTTTTAACCTCTCTGCATATTGGATATGAGCCTTTCTGTGTTTTTTTGGTGTCAAAAATATTAGTTCCTCTGGTGGTCTGTTAAAATACAGATTTTCTCTGATTAACTCTTCTTTTGTAAAACCAACTCCGTGTTTTGGTGTTTCTTTCTTGTGATGACAATGCCAAATCTTTTTATAATCAGAAATTGCTCTGTCATAATTTTCTATTTTTGATATATCGCCACAACATAAATGTCGTATCTTTTGAGAAATCATTTTTTATACCTTTATTTATCGTTTATTTGCCCGTAGATGCATCGTTTTTGATTTTTAGGTAAAACTATACCTTAAATTTTTAATCGCGTTCTACGGGGTTTATTTTGCGTTATTTTGTGGTATCAAATTTTATGGAAGTAAAGCCACCATAATTCAACAACTCAATAATTTCGTCATAAATGCCTTTTTCTTTAAGCAGTTGAATAATTTTATCGTTGATAGCCTCCTTCACTATGTTTGGTAAGGCAACAGGTTGTTTTACCTCAGGTTTAGTGGTTTCTATGATAGGTGTATCTACGACCTCTGGTTGTTTGTTTTTAACGGTTCTTTTTGCGAAAGCCCGTTGATGCATCAATGTACTCCCTGTATCTTTATAGACATTTTTGGTTTTCATAGGGGACAATCTTTTATATGCTCTGCCTGCGTTGTCAATGAAATACCCACTGGTTTCCATTTTTTTACTCATTGTCCATCCATCTGCGCCTGCGAACCTAGCCGCCTCGCTTAAAGTGTCAAAAGTGGTATCGGTATCAACGCAATACACTTTAACAGTATTTTTGGGTTTAATGTCCTTAATCATAGACGGATACACAGGCTCGATTTTGTGTCCTTTGTATTCTTTAACACCCTTGTTTAATTTTTTAGATAAAGTGCCAATATTAAAGCCGAATTTTTTATCAGCCTCCCAGCACGAACTATAAGCCACTCCATCAACCAGTATAGGTGTAGCCTTTCTTCTTCCTCCGTGTATGATTTTATCTTTGGTTTTTGAAGGCACATCTAATTTTTCAATCAACAGGTCTTTGTAGGTTGTTGCTTGTTTGTTTTTCAGCATAACGCTCAGTGCGGGTCTATTTATACCCAAGAACTTTGCTGCTCTACTAATTGAATTAAATACTTTATTGTTTATTTTTACTGCAATCATAGTTTACTCCTTGTTTATAAACTTGGTTGAATTGTTATAATTGTTTTGCCTTTGTCTTTTTCCAAATCTATGTTGTAGATATTATCGCCCTCAACATAACTGAATTTGGTAACTCCATCGTCATAGTTCTTTTGTGTGCCAACCACCCCGACAAATATGTCATAGCAGGTTGATATTTCGTTGCCTTCGCTATCGCTCTGGCAACAGATAATCGCATCGTCAGGAAGACCCCTCGTGATGCGCTTAAAATCGCCTAATGTTATTCGTTTCATTTCATACTCCTTGTTGTTGGGTCAAAGTCAGCGAAAATTTCTTCCCACTCTTTGCGTTCTTGTTCTGTCATACCTTTGACGGTCATTTTTGCTAAGTCTCTAGCAATATCTGGAATAGATTTTTTAGCCATTTTTAACCTCCGTTTTGGTTCCTAACAACTGGTAGCAAGTGTTCAGTATATAATCCAAACACACACCATCGCTCCAATCTTTCTGGCTACAAATACCAATGATATACATAGCCAGTTCTCGTTTTGTTGATATTCTGCCTGTATCTAGACAGTCCATTAAACTTGTATCTTCATCTCGCATATTAAACTCCTTTTTTCATACGGTATATGTCTTCAATGACAGTATCATACTCTTGATACATACCCATTTTGTTTGTTCTTTCTGCTGCATCACGAACCTCGTCGTCCCAATAGTTTAAGACATCAAGCCATCTATCAACCATCGCAGGATTTAACTCAACTTCCACATCGGTTTCCAATATGTAATAACCCGCACCACACACATAGTTAGGTATGTCGTTCATTATATCTATCATTGTTCCAACTCGAAGATTTCCCATATCGTTCCAATCTTCTTTTTTGTAGTCGGGGTCTCCCTTGTAGCCGTCAATAAGGTCGTGCGGTATTTTGCCGTGGTTTAATGCCCACATAAACTCTTTCCGTAGGTCTTTGTCTGTCATAACACGACAACAGTCCATTGGGGACTCACCCTGTTCGTTTATAGTTGTTAAATCAAATATTTGATATAGATGTAGGTTCATTTTAAGCCTCCTTTATTTTACCAATTTGATTTCACAGTCCCAGATTTCTTGTATAAAATCTAATGTAAAATCTTTGTTTGTTATATTCTCGTATTTTACAAGGTCGTCATACTCAGGGTAGCCCTTAAATCTGTTGCGAATTTTTGCTTTGCTCAACGGCTTTGCAAAAGTATCACTCCACCAACCAGTCCCTTGTAAATCTGTTATTGTGTATTTTTTAGCCATTTTGACCTCCTTGTTTTAACACTAACGCATAAAATTCAACACCGAACAAATCAAAACTCATAAAGTCAATCAGTTGATACCCTTTGATAGTGCTCAGCATATCGTGAATTACTTGTGAATAATCGTCATAATCTGGGTCATACTCACCGAATTCACAATTTGCGTTATAGTTTTTCTTGACAAAATCACGAATTTTATCACAACAATCTTCAATTGCCTCTTGTTCGCTTTCGTATTTGTCCTCATCGTATTTTTTGTCTGTGCTATCTACAATAACATCAACAAAATCGCTCAATTTTATCATTTTTAATCCTCCAACATAAAGTCGCTTGGACTTGGGTTTAACTTTTGCCACTCCACATCGTAGTAGTGGTAATTCTCGTCGCCAGCATTGTCCCAATCTACTTGGTAGAAAGTCCAATCCTCGTTGAATTCACACTCTTTGCCGAATTCTTTATTCAGTTTTTGTGCTAAATTCAAGGCGTCCTCTTTGTTATCAAATACAGCAATCGTGTATTGGTAGTAGTCGCTCGAAGGTTGTGTCTGTCTGACCAACCAAACACCGTTATTCATTTTAAGCCCTTTTGTAAGTAAAAACTTTATATTGTTTACTGTTTAATCTGTCGCAATATTTTTGTGCAACACCTTTGTATTTTGCATAGCAAAAACATTTTTCACGCGGTTGTTTGTCTGTCTTTTGAATTAAAACTTGACAACCGTTTTCGTCCTGCACACCATATTTACAACAATCTCTGTTATAAAATATTGTATATTTCATTTAAGCCTCCTTTGTTTGTATATACCACGACCCACCAAGTCCTCCGTCTTGGTAGACACATAAGTATCCTCGTTTTCTTAACGAACGAACAATCTCGTTCGCCCTTTTGGTTTCCCACAAGCACACACAACTCCCTAGGGTTTCGTGTGTTGTAAGAAAGAACCCGTTGTAATTATACCTCGCTTTAAGGTCTTTAATCTTTGGTCTGTTCTTGCAATCCATCTTGACCTCCGTGTTTCCCTGCAACTGTATCTATGTCATCGTCAATGTCCTCAATCAAATTGCTATCAAAGCAAACGGTGTCATTGTTATAAAGATACTCCATTGTTTCGTTGATTATCTTTTTATCTCTTTGCATAGACTCTGGTAATCTGTTTGCTATTGCGTATCGTGTCCAATAGTCAATCAGCAACAGTTTGCTCGGAATACCACCGACAATGTCCTCAGCAATATCTGTCAATCTTTGATAATCGTCTTCACAGCAAGCATCTCTTTCAGCCCACTGTAAATCACTCACTAAATCTTTTACTTTTTTCTCAATAAAATCGTATTTCATTGTAAACTCCTTATGCTTGTATTAAAGCGATAGCAAAAAGGACTACTAGTGTAGTTAGTACTCCAAAAATCGCTCCGTAAACAAATTCTGTTGGTATTTCTATTACTTTTACTTTCATTTTATACTCCTTGTTTTTTAGTCTGTTGTTTGTAGATAATACTGCAAATCCTCATCTTTCAAGTTTTCCATACACCACTGGTCAGTCTCGCGCCATAATTCGTCGTATAATCGGGCTAGGGCTTCGTTTTTATCTTGCCAATACCAAATCTTCCAATTTAATATTAAAGCCAATTCTGTGGCGTATTCTGCGTTGTTTTTCCAATCGTTAAAGGCGCGATTATAGGTGTCTTTCACTGCGCTCACGCCAAACGCATCTGCGATTGAAAAATCACTCCAGAAAGTTGTTTTTGGTTGATAACCGCTCATTTCTAAGAAAGGCGCAATACTCTGTTGTGCCAAATCAAACATATTCATTTTTTAACCTCTTGTTATAAAATCTTTTTCAAACTCTTCTAAACAGTCCTTACAGCAGAACCGTTCTCCGTATTGGTTGTATATCTGCGACCCTACACAATCGCCTCCACAATTCACGCACCGTCTGTCCCACTCTGTCCATTGGTAATCTCTGCGTGTATCAACAACTGGGTCTGGCACATCGTCCTCAAAATCATAGTCTTTTTCAATGAAACTAGCGACCTTGTTGACAATCTTCTCAAACGCAACAGTATCTAAATACTCATTGTCGGTGTGTGGGTTGTAGTAGCCAATAGATATATTCGCCATATTTATCCAATTTGCTCGCGGTTTAAGTTCG